AAACATCTGCATGTTTTCGTTAGAGACGTTTTGCCATTTGGTGCTGAAGATAGCCTGACCGGGAGCACCGCCCTGACGACGGAATACCTTACCCGGATAGATTTTCATGTCTTGTCCCGGAACGAGGTTAGTCTCATCAATCTCAATGATCATGTTACCACTGAGGGCGGCGTTATCAATCGCCATCCTCATGAAACCATTCATCATTGTCTGAGTGTCGTCCATGTTTTCAGCAACACCCACGCCCCAGAAACTGTAAGGATTGAGCTCATATGGACAAGCATGGTAGGGAATGTAGGACGGCTGGTAGGGGTTCACCACAAGACGCAGGACTTGATTGTTACAAACCCAGATGTTCACAGCAACAGTCTCGTCGTCCTCAAAATTGCGTTCAAGGTCAACTTCGTACTCTTTTAGCATCTCTCCATCGACATAACCCCAGAACTCCAAAACCTCATAGCGATCAGGAGACTCAGTAGTCTGTTCGTCGTTGATGTGTTGCTCCCACCATTTTTCAATGTAGTTAGGGCCACCAAGAACTGCCACCTCGACCGCTTCTGGTCTGAACATAGGCCGTGTCTTTAGTTTACGAACCTGAGACTTGGAAAGCTTGTGTCTTTCAATAAAGAACTCACACTCTTCCATGTTGTCAGCGTCTGCGTCAGGATAGCAATTCCAGATAGACACATGACTAAGATGTGGGATTGTTTTTACAATAGGGTTGTAGGCTCCTGTTTCGTCCCACTGAGGGTACTCTTTGGTGATCTTGAAGGGGCCTTTGAGAATGCCGGTGCCAAGCAAAGCTTGTTCAAAAAGAGTCCTTCTAAGATGCTTTGAAGCATTAGCCTCTTCCAGCTGGTCATGAATTTTCTTTTCCATATTCTTGGCTGCAACAAGCGCAGGGTGGAACGTAATCTGAGTGGGGGTAGTTCCCGGTCCGTTCTTGATCTTGTCTTTTACTGGGTCAAGCTTGCCTTTCAGAGGACCGAGGCGCTTCAAGAACTGAGTGTAGAGTTCTCCCGGCTTTAGATCAGGCTTTTCTTGTGGGCCAGCAGGACCACCTTCAGTAGGCGCAGGCTGAGTATCAAAATGAACACTGTCTGCAACACCCTCTGGAAGGGTTGTTGGTTCGACGCTAAGGGGGAATCTTCCGCTTCCAAAGACGACATCAGCAAGCTGTCCGTAGGCAGCAAGTACTTTTGTTTTCGTAACTTTAACGAAGATTCTAGACTTCTCAGAATCAGTAAAAGCCATCGAAGGGTCGTAGACCCCACGGTAGTTTCTAAATGAACGAAGCCAACGCTGCTCGTCTGAGTACCGAGCTGTCTCAGCTTTTCTCATTCTTTCGTCAACAAAAGAGACAATAGAGCCCGCTTTTGGGTCAATAGAAGCGTCCTTTTTGACATCGTCCAGAGCAGTAGGCTCAATGTCATCTGTCAGAGAAGGTGTGTTTACAAGTTCCATTTAGTACCCAAATGTTGTGTCGAAGGTTGTTTCTGGAGTTATACTCGCAAAAGGGTCGTTGTCAAACGTGTAGCCTCTTGGCCGAGACATGACTCCGTAGCGAAGAGCGTCGTAGCCGTGGTCATCAACGCCTGTATCAACATCCTCAGGGTTGTTTTTATCTAGAGGGATAGACGGAATCTCAGAGATGATGTTGGTGCAAGTAGAAAAGAACACAATTCTTGGCTCTTCTGTGAAGGAGTCAACTTGAAGTCTTCTATGAATTTCGTTCTTACCTGCAATACGAGAACCTGCACTTCTGTCAGAAGGCCTCCATCTACATCCACGAGCGATCATTTGTTCCGCCAGAGAAGGCCCCGTATCGCCTCTCTTGTGCCAAAGTGAAGAGTCAAGAACGCCATAGCGAATTCTTTCATCAGACTCTGCGTTAACAATCATATCAGCAAGGTCTACAGCCAGAACCTTTTTAACTTTCATCTCTCTGTAGACAATCAGTTGCTCTGTTGCAGGATCGACAGCAAACCAAATTACAAAAGCAAAAGAGCCGTATCCATAGTCACAAGCTCTAAATCTCATCCAGTTTTGAGGAATCTCAAAAGGCTCAATAACATGGATTTTTCTGTTCCACTCGCTAAACGCAGCCCCTTCCGCTACATCCCAGTCCCCGTAGAGAAGTCTTTTTCTTTCGTTCTCAGGAAGAGAAAGAAGGTTGGCCTCGTAGTTACCATCTTGCGCAAGGTACGGGTTGTCAAACAGAGTAGCCGGAATGAATTTACGCTTGAAGAGAGGCTTTCCAGCTTTGGAGTGTCCCTCTGGCCAAGTAAGAACTTCGCCAGTTTCTATGTCTGTAGCCCAAAAAGACTTACCCGGAGGAGCCGGATCTACAAACATTTTTTTAACCCAAGAGTGACCGGGACCACCGGGGTTACTCGTGTTTCCGGAAACCCACACACAGCCCTTTTGTCGCAGAACAAAATTTTCTGTTTCCGCTACAGACAAGCAATAAACTTTACCGACGTAGTCTTCGTAAGAAACGTCATTTCTCCCTGAAAGGTTCTTGTCAATTTTTGTTGTAGGCTCTCTCAAAGTTACGTAGATAACCCATCTGTTTTTATGGTCAGGGTTGTCAAGAACTTGATAAGAGCGTGTTGTTTTGTAGCCCAGCTTAACACAAATTTCTTGTAAATCGTCTGCGAGTTGGTCAGAGGTTGTAAAAAGAGAAACAGACTTAGACGACTGCCAGTGACCGTCTCCAAGCGCGTACGCGTTAAAAGCCAAGGTTAGCTGGTGTCTGTTTGCTTTATCAAGAAATTCTCTAGGAAAATGTTTTTCGTGAGACTTTCCAAGAGGTTTCATCCAAGACCAGAGTTCTTTATTTGTTATCTGAAAATCACCATTTTTAGAGTAACAAACTTTAGCTCCAGAACTTTCCATGACTCTTCGAACAAATTGATGGTTTTTCTCTTTGTTCTGAGTAACCACTACTTTGTAGTTTCCATTTTTGGGATTCTGGTTGATGGAACCTTCAGCAATGTACAAACCTAAAAACTCGGCGTACCCATCTTTATCGAACAAGAGAGGGGTTTGGTATTCTGCCGAATTTTTGTAGTAACGAGGGGACCGAAGGACAGCAATGGACTTTCCTTCGTGCTCATTAAACTTAACTAGATGTGGTGTATTAGAACCGTACTTCTCATAGACAACCCTGTGGTCAGGCGTCATAGACATGTACATGTTTTTCTTACGGACACGGACCAACTTTTCCGAGACATGGTACTCGTGAAATTTAGTAACAGGACGTAGGACAAGACTTCCTGATACGTCTACTGAGAACACCTTGTCACCTTCTTTTACTAAACGAATGTCTTTCCAGCCTGTCTCAGTAAGAACATCGCCTTCGTCTACACAAGCTCTCATACAAAGAGCCAGACCACTTGTGGAAGTGGTACGGAGACGAGACCTTAGGTAGTTCCAAGCGTAGGGACTTGACCATTGAGTAAGTTCGTCAAAACCAATCCAGCTAAAAGCCTGACCTTGGTACCTCATAACGTCTTGGTCTCGTTCGAGGTACGACATCCAGAAGCTGGAGCCACTTTTATGATACCAAGTCTTGTCTCTCTCAACCCAATGGATATTGTCACCAAAAAGAGCAGGATAGAGCTTGTGAGAAATGTTAATAAGCTCTCTAAGCTCTTCAGTTGTTCTTCTGAGGAGAAGACCTCTAAAAGCTGAATTCTCAAAGTAGCGAACTGGATCAGCAACTAGGCTGTAGCTTTTTCCACCACCAGCAGCACCACCGTAAAGAACCTCTTGTTCGGCTGCTGCAAGGAAGTTTTCTTGAGGCCCGGGGTTAGGCTTAAAGATAAACTCTTGTTGTGGCTGCTCAATCTGTTCTTTCTCGAACAGTTGCGTCTCCACCAATTCTCCTTGAGAGCTTTTCTGCTTTCTCCGCTGCGGCCTTGGCTTTTTGGGCATAGAGGCGAGCATTTGCAGCTTCTCGCTGTCTTTTAGACTCAATGGATAATCTCTTTCGTAGTCCTTCGTGGGAAATTGTTCTCCCTGACTGTTGTGACAACCAGTTAGCAACTTCTCTAAGGCTGTACCTTTTGAGGTGTTTTTTAGCCTCTTCGAGAAGTATAAGCTCTTTTTCGACAGGTGTCAATACATTTTCGTCGTCTGGGTCTTGTTTATATCCAAATGGAACATGGCGCCCAATTCTTACAACTGGGAGCCATTCCTTTTTGTCTTTAGGGGGAGCTGGAAGCTGCCAATCAGTCGTCGTCTTCATTGTCATCCTGTCTTTTGGCAGGAAGAATAAACAGAGGCGTTGATGCCTTTACTTCAATTTTGTCAGTTTTTGCAAAACCTGCTCTGTCTAGAAGGTCTTTTGCTGCAGCCAGTTTCTCTTTAACACCTAGAACTTCTGTTCCGTCGAGAATACCTTTAATGGTAAACAAAGCCCTTGGACCAGAGTAGGCAATCGCTTTACGAGTTGTGTCAGCAATTTCTTCAGCCAAAGAGTCCAAAATTGCCTGTGTAGACGAAGTTTCTGCGTATCCTGCAAGTCGTTTCGCTTCCACTGGATTGCCATTTGCTTCGCCAAAAAGCGCGTCAAGAAACTTCTGTTGATTTTCGGTAAGCTGTTTAGTCATTTGTGTCAGCAGTCCTCTAAAATTCTATACGGCTAACGGTTCTAGCGCGCCTTGGCAGGTGCTGCCAGCCGGGGCGTTGGCCCGCCCGGTCCCGGGGCGCAGGCGGCCCGTGAAGTCATCGAACGCCCTAGCGCCTGCGGTAGTTGCGACGGTGGCGTTAGGGTACGGGAGGACAAGCGATCCGGTGGGTTGCGCCACGCTGGTATCCAGCGCCATAAGCCCGAGGCCGCGATCCAGCCGCACGCGCAATGTCGCGCCGGATGCCCACGTCGATCCGGTGAGGTTTGTAACGCGGATCACTGTCGGTAGGAACTGAACCGTCAGCGCATTGCCGACAACGCCTTGTGCTCCTGCGGATGGGCCGGGGATGAACCGCCCGGTCACGCCGGTTATTTCCGCGCAGTGCCGGTCCAGCGTCTGCCCAAAAGTTACCTGCGTGGTCGGGGCGCCGTAGTAGTCATTCGGATAGGGCAGGTCAACGCTGGCGCCGTTTATAACCGCGCCGGTCAGTGTCGCAGTTAGCCCGACCCACGACAGCCTGATCCCATCATAAAGGGCTTCGATCCCCGCATTGGTCACTGTGACGCCACCAGCCGGGATGACCGGGGTAGTGCGCAAGGGCGCGTAAACGAGGTTTTGTGTGTTCGTGACGTTCTGAAATGCGGAAAGATTGACAAATCCCGGTGTTGCCGGTTGACGGCTGGCCTGCCGCAAGTCCACCAACGTGCAGTTAACAACGCCCATAGGTCTGGCCCCATTGGGCGACCCGGTTCCACCCCAAGGACTTCCTGTAATAAGGTGCTGCGCTGGAGTTGTGTCAGACCCACCACGAACATGGTTTGGCATAATAATCAAGCAATTCTGCCACCAGCAACCACCTTTACCTACTCCTGCAACACCCCCAAAACTGCAAGGTGTCCCAACCAGAGTGCATTTATCAGCAAGCCAATTGTGCGGGTTTTGTGCCCCATCTTCTTGCTCAGTAGAAATACCACCTTCAAAGTAGGTACGA